CTTAGCAAGGGATCATATGACGTCACTAAGTCATCCCTATTGGATATTACAATGGGCCTCATTTGTTTTGGGCTTACAAGCCCAATACATATCCGTACGCGGAGTAATGTAAAACAATCGAAACCAACTATATGTTAACACGTGTCTTAGTGAATAGTTTTCTTCTTCATTGAAACATATAGAGAGAATGCAACAGACTTGTTCATTTATGAAACAACATCATAACATAAATTATCATTGATATTTCGTAACTTACAAATAGCATGATGACATAAATGATTCTTTACAAACTATAATCATTCTCTAAAACACTCCTCCATTGGAAGGCTGACTGGATGCAGCGTTTGTTTGTCTACGAGCATCCCAATTCCGTTCTCTCTCAGGTCCTGTTGCCTCAAACGGTGTGCGTGTTATGGTAGCTGCGACGCGTCTCTTCATCATAGATGAAGAACTTAACCAAGCTTCCATCGTCTTCTTCAAAAACCCAGGAATATAACACGCTAACATTATACACACCCAAAGGATAATAATACATACCATGATTAATATGATTATGCCAATCAAATATAGAGCTTGATGTCTCTTCTGGGCATCTATATCACCGTCGTCCTGATAACCTTGATAATATACTGGATCCGCCATGAAGCCTCGACGGACAATAAACAACGCGAGAAATAGCAGAAATGGCCGATAGCATTTCAGTTTTTATAAACAAAGAATAAGCGTAACATGTACGCCGCTTAAAAGCTATGTAATGTCCACCATACAAATAAAGCGATGCACATGGGATACAGCTCATATGGGTCCCATTTATTCCTTACTTTGCTTCGAGACGAAGCAAGGCATATATTCAGTGCATTTAATTCAAATATAATGGTGGGGACCATGTCCACTTGGTTATATACATTGTATTCATTAGGCATGTGCGGGTCACGTGATGACTCCGCTGATCCTGGGGCGGGGGTAATACTAAGCCCCGCCCCAG